AAACAACAAGATAACATATTTTTTGGAGGATTACTTTCTGCTGGTATGGCAGTTGGTGGAGGATTATTAGGCCAATTCCTTGGAGGGAATGGACTATTTGCTCCAAGCAGCCCAGCTTCTGCAGGAACAAGTGGTTTAAGCTTAGGAAATTCTGGAAGATTATCTGCAACTCAAGCCGCTAATCAAAAATTAGGTCTTCCAGCTGCTTCTAATTCAAGATTATCTGCAACAGCTCCAACCGCATCTCCATCTTCTTATGGAACTTCTGCTTTGAACTTAGGAAATTCTGGAAGATTGACTACTCCACCTCCTACTGTAGCTCAATACAATCAAGCTAAAGTATATGGTGGAGGTTTAGGTCAAATTGGTGGTGGAGTAAGCAATCCATATTCAGTTTATAATAGAGCAAATGGAGGCCCAATTGGATTCGCAAAAGGTGGGTCTACTGGAAAAGATGATATTCCAGCTTTATTAATGGGTGGTGAATACGTTATTAGAAAAGATTCCGTTAATCTTTATGGAAGAAAATTCTTTGATAATTTAAATTCTGGAAGAATTAAAAAATTTGCATCAGGTGGAATGGTTTCTGATGATATGGGTGATGTTGGCGTTTTAGGATCTAAAAAATCAGATACTACAACTACTGGGGAAATTTCAAATAATATAAATATATCTATTAATATTGACCAATCTGGAAATGTATCAGAAGATGGAAATAATTCAAATTTAGGTGATCAACAAAAATCTAACAGATTGGCCTCAGAAAAACAAGCTAAAGATTTATCTGATAAAATTAAAACTGAAGTTGTTAAAGTCATTACCGAACAACAAAGACCAGGCGGAATGTTAAGTAGTTCTGTTTATAAAAAGATTAGATAACTAACCAATATCTAAATCAAAAGATATAAACTCTTTATTAAATAATAATTGATTTTTAGATATATCTGTAAATGTATCATTTACGTAAATATAATTTAATTTAAATAACAAAGTCACGTAATTTTGCCCAGAAATATTAGTAAAATACCTTTCAATAAATGATAGGTTGTTACTTATATTTAATATTTTGAAATTAGAGGTATTTGTAAAATCTGTTACTGCCTCAATATACATAGAAGTTTGACCATTTTCTTCTATTACTGTCTTAATTTCAATGCTTTTAATATTTATATTCTTTTGATATGTTAAGTCCGAAGAAATATCATTATAATTAATATCTCCATTTAAATCTTTAAATTTATAACCAATTAAATCTGTTGATAAGTTTTCATCATTAATTAAACTTACAGCTGAAGATTCTGGTACAATTACCCTGTTAATTAAGTATGTTTGATTGTTTGATGAATCTTTTGCTAATGGAAAGTACTTTTTATATCTTATTCCATTTATTAATGTAAAATCATTAGGCCAAGATATATTACTATAACTTTCATTATTGAATAGATATATAAGATTTTGATAATAGACTTTATATTGTTGCTCTTCGCTAGGCACATCGATTATATCAAACGCCTGTTGATTAAAATTTTCTAAAACAATATTTAATACTATTTCTTCATTGTCATTGAAATTTTTAAATGAACTTAACATATTTGATTGAGCTTTATTCAAATAGTATACCTTTATATCGAATTGAGAATCATTTTTTATAATATAATTATTGGGAAATGGAATGCTAATAGAAGATTCATTTTCTATTATGGATAACCACTTTTCTTTTATTTTATCAACAAATATATATTTAAATTTTTCTTTGGAATTACTATCTAATGGTTGTATTAATATACTTTCTATATTACTATTAAGAAATTCTTGTTTATTAAATTTTAATTTGATTCCTGTGTTTTCTATATTCCTAAAAATTTTAACAAAAATACTACTAACATCGTTTATATCAATTTCTTTGTAAGTAACATTTATTAATACATCATTTGAGGTATCATTATCTTCAGATATAACTTTAATTTTTAAATTTTTAAAATATCCTAATTTATTATTTTTCTCAATATAACTTTTAACGTTTTCTTCAAAAGGAAATTCAAAAGAATAAGTCATTGTATCTAACACTTTACTATATTGTTTTCTTGTATTTGCAAATATATAGGCTCTTCTTAAAATTGCAGGTTTTTGAATTGCTACATGAATTAAAGAAGTGTTTTTTGTTCCATCTTTAAAATTATTGTACTCTCTAAGTATCTCTTCATTTTCATTTAAAATTTGTATAGTATAAGGTTTAATGAGTGAATCATAGTCTGCATTATCTTCTAATTTTAAAAATTGAGAAATTTTAATTGAATTAGTCCAAGTTAATTTTATATTTTCTGTAGATGATATCTGATCTAAAATGTTCATTGTACATTGTACTCCTCTAATTGATCTTGACCCAAAATAGTCTGTTGTGTCAATGTTATAGATTTTTCTACATATGGAGATATTTCTCCAAGAGAGTTTTCAGCGTAACATCTTAAAAAGAAAGTTCCTTTTCCTAATGGAGTAAAATAATCTGGTAAATCAACTGCTCCAGTTGTTGATGTTCCAACTGGGCCAAATGAAGTATATCCAATGCCAGATCGATTCAGACTATCATTAGTTTTAATCGTTAAAAGTTGAGATTGAAATGGCGGATCGCTAGTAAAAGCTCCACTACTTTTATATACTAAATATCTAGATACCAATCCAGAATTTGGCCCACCTGTTATATAATAACTTATAGAATTAATACCATTTGTTTGGTAGGTCGTAAAGATATTATTAGATGAATCTGTATAACGTCCATTAGCATTTCTATATATTATATCCGCTTCAAAAAATGGAGTAGATGGGACTGCTACCTTATTAACAACGGATACTAGCGTTGCTCCAGTTTCAATATCGTTATATTTATCTAATACATATTCTAGCGCTGTGACAGAAAATACTTTATTTTCAATTTCTTGAATATTAACAATTCTATATGGTTTTGGTTTATCTAAACTTGCTTCCATATAATATCCTGGATATACCAAATTGCTTGGATTATTAATTTGAGATTTTGCATTTATAATTGAATTATATCCAGTTACTTCTATTGTCCATGGAGTATTTTGAGGTAAAAATCTGCCACTAGTATTTAAAGCGGTTGGCAAAACAACATCAATAAATCCTGAATATCCATTACTATTTTTATTTCCAGAAAAATAATTATTTGGATTTTCTATAATTACCGTTTGAATCTGCGAATTTCTAAAGAATGTAGAATTTAAACCAGATATTCCAGAAGAATTAACATCAAAACCAGTAATATATGAATTTGCTAAATCTGTTCCTCTTTCTAAAGTATAAGATGGAGTCAAGAAAGATAATCTAATTTTATTGCCGCCTTGTTGTCCAGTTAGTATATTTAAATAATCAGAAGATAAGTCTAATGTAGCACTGCCAGTTGTTAAACTTAAAGTACGACCACCGTAAATATTATTTTTTCTACTTTGATCAAAAATACTGATTACGTCTCCTGGTTTTAAGAAATGACCTTCTAGGCCAGCTTTAAATTCTACAGTTTCAGTTTCTAAATTTTCACTTTTTAAAAACCATTTACCTAATCTTCTCGCCTGATTAGGTCTTGTGCATCCAAATGCAGTAACCTCCGCTTCTCTAATTCCATATTTTTGTAAACTATTTCTATCTTCGACATATTCAATTGCTGGTTTAAAATTATTCGTTGAGTCATTGTATCTTATTAATGCTACAGATCTTCTTAATCTTTTTGAACTATCTGAATAAGTAAAATCTCCATTTACTACATTTGAATTATTGAATAAATAGATTGGATCTTTAGGCGCGTCTTGAGTTACAAATATTTGTCCAGCAGAATAATAAGTTAAACCATTAAAAATTGATGCCATATCGTCGAGGACTTTGTAAGCCTCTTCTTTAGAAGTTAAAAGTACATTACATGTAAACCTTGGCTCTAGTCCTCCATTTCCGTCTGGAACAAGCGTATCACAATATTTAGAAATTTCGTATAATGTCCATTTGTCTACTAATGAGGAGTCTATATATTTTCCAAGGCCATATCTATTATTTGTAATAATATCATAATAGCACCAAGCTGGGTTATCTGTCCATGCTAATTTAAATGTACCATCCCAATTGCCATTATAATTTTTTGCTATAGGATCATAATTATTAGGAACTTTAACTTTTAATAATTTTGCCCTGTAACTTCTTTCTGGAACGTCTGAAAAATATCTTGCATCATATTTTGTCCATACACATGCTGTATTTGGAAAGGTAAATCTATCATGATAAACTTCCGTTATACTTTCTATAACTGTTGTATTTTTAACATATGTACTATAATCTTCATATACTGGTTTATCAATTCTAATCATCCATCCAATTTGATTTGGTAAAATTTCAAAAAAGAATCCATTATCTGCATGAGATCTAACATAAAATGTATAATGCAAAATTGTTGGAGTATTTATTTTACCTTGTATACGAAATGCATCCGCAGAAAATAAATATGGATCAGTGCTGGAAAGTTTTTCCATTGAAGCAAAAGAAGTTGTACCATCTTTAAATAATCTATATAAATATAATTGAATCATTACCATCCGTGGGCTTGTTTCTGAAGCGTTTGACCCAGTTATTGGTTGCCAATATAAGCCTTCAACTTTAAAATTAATTCTTAAAGCTTCTACATCTGTGTTGTATATATAATATCGATTTGGAAAATACATGCCAGAACTAAGCCCTTCATACGCACTTGCTCCTCGCAATTTTTCATTAATTTGTTTAGAAACTTGAATTGGTATAGGGTATTTAAACTGATCTACTTGATATCCATCCCAATGATATCTATCTTCGTACAATAATATTTTAGGATTAGAAACTGTATGAATACTTGGTTCGCCATTATTAAATCTGTAATTAATATATTGAAAGTTCAAATAACCTTTTTCATTAGCTATTGGTGTTTGATTCCAAAAAATAGATCTTGCTTCTGGATTGTTTGTTCCTACCATAGGATTAATTGATAAATCATTTGATCCTGTAAAATAAGGTTGAATTTTAAAACTATTATAACCTATATCTCCAGCTCTTTTTCCGCTTAAATCATATATGTAAGTACCAGTCACTAAACCTTCAATTGGTCCTTCACCAATTATATCTAAAGTACTTATTGTTGTAATTGAAGTAATTCCTACGTCCGTTCTACTTGCTCCTCCTGTGCTAGCTACATATGGACTTAGAGAAGTAAAATCTAAACCCATTCCAAATTTTGAATGTAATTTTGGAGTATTTCTATCATGCCCAAGACAAATATAATCAAAACCTCTAACTCTTTGAAATCCACTTTCCCAGGCGTTTTCTGCTCCTCCACCAGCAGTTTTGGAATCCCACGCTCCACTTACATAGCTCATGCCGTCGTAATTAGTATAAATATGATTTGCTGGCGCATCTCCAGGAAAAGAATTAGGATTTAATCCAAAAATTGGGCTTACAGCTTCATAAGCGCCACTTACTCCTCTTGGGCCAAAACCTCCGCCACCAAAATTATATGTATCCAAATCTCTTCCATCATAGTCTTTTCCACTAAAAAATAATGCATGACTTCCACCCATATAATCTGCAGCTGTACTTTCTGGAAATTTTAATCCACCCCAACTACAACTCATATTTGAGGAGTACTCTAAAAACTCTAAACCTTCTACGTATTTATTTGGATTTGGCATATTAGAAATTACTTGTTACAGATCTTTGATTTATTAACATTGCGTGTTCATTAAATAGATACTGAAACCCTTTACTTGTTTCAAGTAAATTTCCAGTTGCTATATCTCTATAATTAGCAGAATATATAATATCATAATTTGTTGAGATATTATGAGAGCCAATTAAAAGTTCTCCATATCCTACTTGAACTGGTCCACCTTCGCCAACCGTATTAGTTGGGCCATTGAATAAATAAGAAATTACTCCACCTCCACCTCCACCAATTGCGCTTTGTTTATTTACTGTAGCTTGTTGGTCTTGATAAGGTATTAAAGGCGGTGGTTTAGATAACATCATAGTAACTCCAGCTGCTGCAAGTGCTAAACCTCCAGCAATTAAAAATGGCGCTGCTGGAGGAAATAAAAACGCACCAACAAACATTGCTCCAGCTCCAACCCAAGTTATGACTTGTTTAGAACCTACGATAATAGGTATAATATCAACAGTTTTTAATTCATCGCCAAATTCGACATATAAATCGCTTTGTGCGTAATTTTCTAAGGTTATTGGTCCACCATTATATGACATAGACTTATGATTTATCATAACTTCATAATTAAATTCATATTGATTTTCTAATATAAATTTTCTAAATTTACCTGTATTGGCTTCAATTGCTCTTAGAACTTCAGATATGCTTTTGACTTCTAATTTCCAATTTTCACCAAATTCTTCGGCTAGTTTGCCATGTAATTTAACAATTGTCATATAATAGATTACTCCTAAAAATTAATTTTGTTTGTTTTTTATATTTATCGGTATAGTCTTCAATAATAGATACTTTATGGATTGGTTGATGAAGTATTTTATTATTTCCTAAGTATACAGCTAAATGATCACTAATTCTATCATTTAATAAAAGGATATCGTTTTTCTTAATAGTTTTTTTATCATTTAGTATATATAAATTATTTAATTCATAATTATTTAAAGCTATCTCTTCTACATTTAAATCTTCAATTTTTTTAGTATTTATTAAATTATCATCAATTTCTAAATCTAAATTTAATTCATTTTTAAAATAATTTTTTATTAAATTAAAGCAATTATTTTTATAGTCATCATGTGGTTTAAATAAATAGTTAAGATTTTTAAAATCTTTATAATAAAACACTTTGAATTGATCTAATTTATTTATATATAAAAGTAGATTTATAGATAAATTATCGGCTGTTTTTTTGTCCAATAAGCTGAAATCCTCTATATCAGTATGATTATGATATAACCATAATATATTATGCTTGTCTTTAATATTTAAAAAATCCTTGGCGGAAATCATAAAATCATTAAATTTATTTTTTGCAATATTTTCGCAAGGAATAACTATGTGTTCATTGTTTTTTTCTACAACAAATCCGCAACATTCATTTGGATATACAGCCAATGCTTCTTGTTTGATAATTTTTTTTATTTTATTTGTTATCATATTAAGCTTTGGGATTTGTTCCTGGAAAACCTCCAAATGGTAAAAATCCATTTAAATAATTCCCACTAGAGTCTTTAGGAATTCCACAAGCGAAAGAAGCTAATGGGTCTAATGCGTCTGGTCTTCTTGGCCAGCAATCTAATCTATTAGCTGCTGCTTCTGGAAAATAGGGTATATTTCGAAGGGGGTCTGGATCAATTACAATTTTGCCTATTCTGTATGATGGCCCATATGCATCTCTATGGTATCCAGATTGATTAAATATAGATATCTGATTTCTTAAACCAGTAAATGAAGTAGTTGGTTGTCCCCTTTTTACAGTTGCGCCATATTCTCCCCAAAAAACATCATAATGATATACTGCTCTATCCCAAGTCCAACCATTCCTAGGAATTGGCCATATAACAGGTCTTAGTGCTGGGTTTTTAAACCATCTATTTCTACAAGCAGTTATGCTTTTACTACAAGAATCTGATCTCCAATAGCTTGGATTATATAAAGATGTTTGAATACTTCCAGTGTTCTCTTGTATACAAACGTAATAATATTTTACTCCATTATTTTCAAAAAAAGTAAAATCTCCAGGTTTATAAGCATAGCCAGTTGCCCAAGCCCCACTATCTCCTATTCTATATTGACCACTAAAATTTAATTCAGTAAGAGCTGTGGTATTTGTAGTTGTTTGAGTTGTTCCCCTTAATCTCCAATACTTATTAAATCCTTTAGATGGAAAGTCCATAGTATATGTTCCTGCTGCTACTCCAGATAAGTTCCAATCTGAATTTAACCCACTAATATCTGGAACAGAGTACCAGTTTGAATTATCCTGAGAATATTCAAATGCATATTTATGTCTGAATACTCCGTTTGAAGTTATTTTAACTCTTGTAATTTCAGCTGGGCTTTTTAGCGATAAAGTAACCGTAGGAATTGTATTTGATTGAGATGTTATTCCAACTGTAGTATGAATATCATCATTAAGTATGGCTGCTGCTGCAGCTGGAGTACCTGCTCCACCATATGTATAATTACTAAAACTCCATTCTGAATAATTATCTGTTATGCCAGTTCTAAAATATGAAATCCCACTAAATCTACTTTGTGCTTCTAAATTTCCTGTAAAAATTTCTCCCAAAAACATTTCGTCATTTTCTGTAGAAACGGGCGGTGCTTCAAGTGGTAGAGTTATTTGAATTGGAGAATTAACTACTTGTCCATAAACTCCACTATGAATTTTAGTAATTCTTTTATTATACTCGTATAAACAACCTTCTCCTCTATATGAATAAGGGCATCTTTTAGCTAAAATCGTTCTATTTGGTAAACTTAAATTTTCTATATCTAATGCAGAAACTAAAGAAAACTCTATTGTCATAGGATTTTCTGAACTTTTTCTATCTATATAATATATATCTTTTGGTAATTCAACTTCATATATTGAAGTGTCATTTGTGTATGGATTGTATGTTTCAGCAAAATTATTTCCATGTAAATATTTTAAAAATGTTTTAATTCTTGTGAACTTACATCCAGCCAAATCACCCAAATCTTGTATCTGCATTCTTAAGTATTTATAAAAAGAATTTGATGATTTATCTGGATTATTATTAGATAAATAAATTTTTGGAGTAGGTCGTGCTCCCAAAGTAGTTAAATCGAAACCTTCTGCATTTATTGGAAATGGATAGTAATATTGATTTTTCCATAAGATTCTTGCGTTAGCGTCGCTTACTAAATTAAATAAGTTGTAATCATTATATATTCTTAATATTCCATTTTTAAGAGGTTGCCCATCTTGAGTTATTGAAGATGTGATTGGATAAACAGAGTTTAAATCTATCTCGTATAAATTAATAATAGAAGATGGCTGTAAATTGCTAAGTTCTGAATTTATTGAGTAATAACTACCCGTAATTTGAGAGTATACTTCTGATTTAGTAGGCATTAAGCTGACACCTCTTCAAATGAACATTTTATTGAATAATTATTATATGAAACATAATCAAATTCCCATCTAGGACAAATAAATCTAGTTGGAAAAGTTGATCTAGATAAAACGGTAGGTATATTATATGTAAATGCTTCTTTTGTATCTCTTTCATTTAAGAAATGTAAAATACTTATAGTTTCTTTTTCAGTCCTAAGTTGAAATTGAACATCAAAAGTTACTAAATTAAAATTAATAGAATCAGAAATTCTTTGTTCATATCCATTACCAAACCTAATTCTTTTTACTCTAGGCTCTTGTTTAATAGAAGAAGCATAAGATGGTTGCCAGAAAAAATTTGGAACTAAAACAGAATTAATTGATTTATATCCATCCCATTTAACTTGAAGATTTCCTACTGTAGTTGGATTTTGATTATTATTTGAATCTATAATCGAATAATAGTATTTATTGTCACTACCCTTTACTATATCATACTTA